TACTTTGCGGCCTCGGCAAATTCACCGGTTTTACCCGTGAATTCCCGCATCATCTCGGTGACTTTTTCCGGATCGATCTGAAGACTCGTCCCGACATCAAGGCTCTTGGTTGCCCATGCTGCTCCGCCACGGCTTTTACCGGTAGCGATCCGCTCTTGCTGGGCTAAGCCCATGCCGGCGTCTTCGCGCTCGCGAGCCCGGGAAACTCCTCCGGATAGCGAAAAGTCGATACCAGCGCCACGAACCAGGTCGTTAGCAATGCGCTTCGAATAACCCAATGCCCCCTCTGGTCTTGGGAAAAAGAAGCGCGTTGCACGGTGGCTCGTGCGCGTCGCAAAGCGGTCAATCTCTCGCTCTTGCTTGTAAGCTTCGCGGATCTTGTCGCGTTCCGCTGAACGCTGAATACGGTTAGCTTCACGCGCCGACCGTTGTTGCATCGACAGTAGTCGACCCTGGTGCGCCTTCTCTGCTCGTTCCTCCTCACGAAGGGCACTCAACCGATCGCGCGTTCGCTCACGGGAAAGGCGCATCGCCAAGCGGTTTGCTTCGCGCTCAGAACGAATCTTTTCCTGAAGTGACACGCGCTCAAGTTTCGAGTTCTCTCGATAAACGTCGCGCTCAATTCGAAGTTGTATGTCTGCGTTTCGTTTAGCTAGTCGCTCAAGTTGCTTCGCGGTCTTCTCTTCTTCTGAAAGTCGGCGACCGTTGTGGGCGCGCGTTACCTGCTCGGTCTTTGCCAGTTCGTTTCTGGTAACACCGAATGAGCGACGCGTTCGCTTCTCAATATCAGCGAAAACAACATCAACAGATCGGTCCTGTGCGGCCCCGATTCTTACTATGATGTCAGCCGGCATCGGTCAATTCATCCAGAATAAAGCGTAAGTATCGCCGAACTCGCGAAGCTTTTGGGTCATCAAGTGAGTCGATCGCGTCCAGGTCAATCATGTCAACGAGGCAAACAATCTCCTCGTCGGTCGCTTCTTCGTACAACGGAGAATTGACGATGATTAGTCGCTCGATCTCGTCGTAGATGGCCTGAATCGTTTCACCGCGAAGCATGCGCGGCAGATCTTCGTCTGGTTGCTGAAAGTGCTCGTGCGAAAGTGATGCGTTATTCAGGTCGCAAATGGCCGCTGAAACAGCACCCAGAACTAGGGAGCGTTTCTCGTCTTCCGGTCGTCGCTCAGCAATATCTTTCGCGATCGCCTTAGCGTAGGTAATGTCAGAGTCAGAAAGGAACCGAAGTCCTATCTTCATCGGGCACACTGGTCGCTCTTTATACGAAGACGCCCAGTGCTCAGGCTTGATCGTGAAACTGCCAGCGGCAGGCAACACGACGTTTTCATCTGCCCATTGGCTCACTTTCGACGCGCCTTGCTATTTGACTTACGAACCGTTTTGTTTTGAGGCTTCGGCGATTGTTTCTTTGAAGGCTCGCTTGAGGTGGATAAACCTCCAAAGATCTGATCTAGGAACGGTAGAGCTAGGGCGGCCAAAGAAGCAGTAAATTTCAGACGCAAGCCCGGCCGCAGCTTGGCTAAAAAATCGGCATCATCCGCTGATTTTCTGGCAATTTCTTGAAGCTGGTGGTCCGCAATCGTGTTCGCCTGCGGATTGATCTTGTCGCGCCACATCTCGTAGCGCTCGTGGAGGTACGCGATCGTGTCCGGCGTAATCGAGCGCTTAGGGTCTTTTCGAAGAACATCGATAGCCTCGTCGACCGTGTCCCCGAAAAACAAAACAGGCTTATGTGGATCGCTATCAGGATCCACACAAGCCATTGCCAACGTACAGATCATGCGTGCATTGACGCAGATCGGATTTGTGTCGGTGTATTCTTTGACGCCTTTTTCAAGCGCCAACTCAGCGGCGCGCGCGTCAACTTCCATGTCCTCGTCAGGCGATAAGCAGCGAATGCCGCAAATCTGAGGCTTCGGGCTGCCGTCTTTTTCCCATTGCGCGCGTTGCTCGGGCGTGCCTTTTTGCACACCGTGAGGCACGTTCGCAACGGGAACAGTGACGCGTTCCCAAGCGTAACCTGAAGCGGTTTGTGAAGAATAGCGAGCCATCGAATAACCTCAGTCGAGAAAACGATCGAGGCAGTCAGCGGCTGCCGAAGTAGTGAACGAACGGTTTCCCGCTATCGACTTCGTTCGAGCCGGTAACGCAGGTCGGAGGGTATGGCCTGCGCTACGAGTGGAGACTAGACGCGCTTATTGGCCCCGCCCTCGAACTTGAAGGAGCCGCGCATGGTTCCGTTTTTATGATCCCATTGAACGTTGCGAGCGGTAACCCAGTAGGTTCCTTGCTCTTTTTTGCCGTCAATGTTGGAGAATTGGATCTTTTGCGGAAGTCCCGATTCGAGCGCTTCTGCCCATTTCTGGGTTTCGGTATTGCCCTCGAACAAGATGATTGTGTCGCACGAGAACGCGTTGATCGTCGCGCCGGTTGCGCGGGCAATGACCACGCCTCCGTCGACGACCTCAAGCTCACCGTTTGATGTTGTGTCGAGCGAACCGGTCTGCACCGTCGCTACTTTCCGACCATTGTCAGAATAGATCGATACTGGGCGAATGAAAGGCATCGCTTGTTATTCCTTGGAATTTTCAGCGACTTACGCCGCAGTTTGATTGATGGATCCGCCGGTTTGCAGGTTCTGATTTCGAACCACAACGGGAGCAGAGAACACGAGGCACTTGCGAGTCGTGTCGTACACAACCGTGATCGGATTGCTATCGACGTCTTGCAGCCAGTTCGCTGTTTCTTTCTCTTTCCAGAGAACGGTAAGAGCGGTCTTAAGCGTGCTCGGTGTTTCAACACCTTCACCCGCGGTGGCTTCACCTGCAACCGTGTCGGGTCCGCAGTAGGGATTACCCTCGCGCCGCGCCATAATCAGCGCACCGGCCTCTTTGCGCATGCGGTCAGGCACGTCAGCGTGTGGCCAGCCGTAGGTCTTGTAGCTGGGCGTTGCGCCAACTAAACACTTGGTCACACAGTCGCGAATGATCCGCACGTAACCGTCGGAGAAAAGCAGCGGTGTTAGCCCACTGTTTAGCGCGGCAGCTTGCGTAGCATGGCCAGGTTTGTCGACTTCGTAACGGTGGGGAGCGATCGCCTTGAGCGCCTTTCCGGCGTAGACGTGATTCGGGTTTTCGCCGACCACGCTTGAGCGGTAAGCGGCAGCATTCGCGGCCATCGCAGCCGGATGAGTCTCGCCGTTTTCCATCCAAACCGTCGCGCATCGCTCGGAATTGAGCGTAGACGACGCGAATGACGAAGCCGTGGCCAGCGTGCCGTTGTGCCCGAATATGACGTGTTCAAGGTGCGAGATGGTAGAAACGCATTCGCTCTCGACGTGGGTCCGCAACAGGCCGGCGTTCGTCGCATCGTTTTGAGCCGCAGCGATGAAGTCGTACTGACCAGCTTCGAGAACGTCGATTAGGTTCGTTAGTGACTCGGTACCGGTTCCGCCGGAGAAAGGAACGAGCTTCGCGTGCTTCGGGGTTCCACCGACAACCGTAACGGTAAGGCCAGCGGGAGCCTCTGACATGTCCCAGCCGAGCAGGTATTGATTGCCCTGCGTGCCCTTGCTCGCAACCGTGAGGGTGATAACTCCGGCCACATTCGCAGCCGTAACCGGAAGCGTTTGATTCTCACCGAACGCCAGGACACCAGCTGTCGCCGCTTCAGTGGGCGACATTGCGCCTCCGACGTCAACCGCTGCGCGTTCACCATTGACCCAAAACGGAATAGTTCCAGAGGTCGTCCAGGTGCCAGCAATAGTGATCGTGATTGTCGCGGAAGCGGCGCCTGACGCTTCAGCCGGAGGCGCAAGAACGATATTCGCGCCAGGAACGGAGAATGCTGCTTTAGCTTGTTGCGCAGCTGTGGAGCGCTTACCGACCTTGGCGATGGCTTGATCGAACGAGAAAACCTGCTCTACGTCACTGTCAGGCGTCATCGAGCCGTCCGAGGTTTTGGTCCCGGTTAGCGCAATAACAATCGGCCACTCACCGACGGAGGTTCGACCTACGCCAAACTTGGTTTGCCCGTAAAACCCGGGCACCTTATCGGACGTTGGCCATCCGACGATCTGATCAATTTGTGCCATTCTTACTCCGTGGCGTTAGAGGTTTTCCGCGACTTCTTCGAAGCGTCAGCGGACGTTAAATCTTCTTTTGCTGGCTCAGGGTGGAGCTCTAGCCATGCGCCTACACCGTGCTGCGCATCGAAGGAAGCGATGGCTTTTGCCTTAGCCTCTTCGAGTTTCGCAAGCGGGTTTCCGAGCTCGACACCTAAACTTGACGCTGTTTTCGCGTCGGCGACAATAAGCTCACCCTTCGAGATGCGCTCTCGCGTGTACTTGGTAGCGCGAACCTTTACCGGACCATCAACGAATACAATCGCCTTGGTCTCCGGATTGATCGCTGCACCGATGTAACCGCGTCCACCTTCGCTCGGGTCGAGCATGAGACGCGTTGCGGGGTTCCCGTTCTCGTCCAAGTAAAGCCATTTATTGAGGTAAACTTGGATAAATTCTTGGTTTTTCATGCTGCCCAAACAGACCTTAGGTTTGCGAATCCGCTCGAATGCAGCTCGCTAATTAGAGTTACGCGCGCATATTCGGCGCCGTTTGCCATGAAGTGGAAACCGGTTGTTCCGGGATGGTTCACCATTCGCCGAAACACCCACTGTCCCTTGTAGAGGAAGCGAAGCATTTTTCCGCGACCAACGACGTGCTCGTGTGGACCTTTTCCGCGCCCGCGTCGCGATTGGTTGCTTTGAAGCGAGCCTGTCTTCGCGTTGTACGAAGCCTTAGGCCAGATCTCGTGCGGCGTAGTGTCTTCTTCAACGAACCACGCGTAAGGCATCTGTGTGCGAAACGAAGACCAATATGTGTTTCCGGACCACCCAATCGAAACGGTTATGATCCCGTTTCTCAGGTACCCGGATCGGTCCTTGAATCCACCACGTTTCGCCTCATCTCGCCCGGCGCGCGCGGCCTTTTCAACCGCCGCAATCATGTCACGCTCGAGGGCGCGCTTAGACTCGCGGACTCTCTCCCGGAACTGCGTCAGGTCGTACGTTATCGCGAGCATATTGCTTGGCAATCACGGTTTGCGCGAACTGACCTATGCGAGTGTCGACCGTCGGGACCCTGTGGAAGCGTCTCTTGGGGTCGGCTTGCACGGCGAGCTTACGAAACCACTTGGACTTTCGCGCGCCTGGACCGTTCGGAATCTCCGGATTTGGATCCTTTAGATGGTCGTTACCGAACGAAGAAAAGCCGAATCCGTTGTCAGACATTTGCCGGGTAGTCCTGCGTTTGCGTAGTTGTCTCGTCGCCGTTTGTCGTCAGCGTTGCCGATGCCGCGTTCGGTTCTACGCCAATCGACGGATCGTAACTTGATAACTCGGTAATCTTGAGCTGACTCATCCATCCGCGATACTGCTCGATTTTGCCTTCTTCGCCTTTGGCTTCGATGGTCAATTCAAGCGGCGTTGCCTGCTCGCGTTTGAACGAGTTTACGCCAGCCAGGGCGGGAATGAAGGAGCCGCGCGTTTGCGCCAGTGACTCAGTGTCACCAGGATAAATGTAGGACTTGTGACGCCCGAATCTGCACAGCTTCGAGACTACTTTGCCGATTATGTGCCGGGCCGTCTCGCGTAAAGCCTCGTGCTTCGGTGACGACATCCGCGCCACCCAGTAGATCGTAATCGTGCGCTCGTCTTGGTCTATTCCGTCGGCTAACACTTCGGTTACCGAGGAAGACTCAAAGATGTAAATCGCTGGTAGTTTGCTCTCGTTGAACTTGTGCTTAGGGTCATGCGTAAAGACCGCGATGACCGGCTCCGACATTGGAGCTACCGAGCTCCACAGTGGCCCAAGGTCAGCGTTTACAGCTGCGCGAATGGCCTCACCAATTACCGTGAGCGCCTTGTCTCCGGCTGCTTCTTCGCCGTTAGATTCCTGGACTGGGAATCGCTGCGCGCCCCATGCGTCGGCCATTAGTAGGAGCCAAATCCGTTTAGATAGGTAGGTTCGAACGGGTCGAGCAGTTCAGACGATGTGCCGTTCAGCACCTCACCGCCAACGTTTGCCGGTGGGTTTGGTGAGCCCTGTGCCGCTAATCGGTCTTTTCCGCTTCGAATACGGTCGACCGAATCACGGGCAATCTTCAGCAGGGTTTCCGGGTTTCTCCCGTAGGCACGAGGGAACCTGATTGCGGCCGCGTAACGGACGAACTCACCGACGATACGGGCGCATGACGCGCAAGGGTTAGCCCTAAGCGAATCAAGCGGCAGGATGCCACAGAGACCGCTTTCGAACTGGTCTTCGGCTTCCGCTTCTAGCCACGCCATCGGGTTTGCATCGGGCAGCCCGTCGTTGTTGTCGTCGAAAATGTCCACAACAACCGAGGCCGACAAGATCGCTTTAATGTCGTCCCAGCGGTTCGACGCGGTTCTGTCGCCTCGGTTGATGTAGTGGCCCATGACGAATTACTTCGAATCGACGCGAGTTACCAGGTCCTTTACGGACTTGTACTCGTCTTCGGTGACGACGATCACGGAATCAGGAAGACCAACGAGGCTAGCGCCGTACGTGACCGAACTCGGACCGTTGACGCGAACCTTGATTGTCGGCTGCACTTTTTGGTGCGTCCGGATCGTTTCTTCTTTTTCAGCTGCCAAATTTACCTCCAAATCACCGATTACCGATTAGGTAATCGGGGTCACGATGCGATAACCAGCGAGAGCCGCCGTCACCTTGTGCTGGTCGCAGTGCGAAGAACGGCACATGTACGCGCCCTTTGTTCCCTTTTCAGGTTGCCAAAGCTGATCGCTCTGCGTTGGCGCATCCTGGAACGTATAGGAGAACGAAGCGTGACGACGGCTCGGGGAATCGGCAACGGCAATAACCGAGAAATGGCTTCCCCACATACGGCTATAGCTCGAAGTCTGCCCAGTTTGCGCCGTGTTATACCGAGCCGCACCGATAACGATATCGTCAAGACCAAGGATCTCGGCGATTGCGCGACGAGTCGCGACAGCCGGAGCGTTCACAGATCCACCAGATTTGATGGCATCCATGATTTGTGTGTGACGCCGTAGAACGTTGTAGACCGCTAGGTTAGTAACGCCAAGCTTGCGCACCGGTCCGTTTCCGAGCCATAACGAATCCACTGCGGTGGCTACGTCTCCAATGGGGTTTCCATCGGTGTAAACGCCAGCGGTCGTTGCGTTGTTCCAGCGGCTAGTTCCAGCTGAAATAGTGGTGTACGTCCCAAAGTTCGAACTGGTTTCGAACAACGTAACCAGTCTTTGTTCTTTCTTGAACTTGAGCGCGTAGAGCACGTTTTCAGTGGCATCCATCAACTCGTCAAGAACGTTGTTCTGGTTCTGAATCGTCAACTGGTCGACGTACTCTTTGAAACCGCGAGCGGTGAGCGAATAAGTGGCAGTTGAACGGTCTTCGTTGAGCTCTTTTAGATCAGATCGATCCGTCGCCGTGTCGTCAGGGTACGCTAGGCGACCGTCTTTGTCGTACGTGAAGTACGTACCAGAAAGCTCTCCGCCCGTATAGACGGTAGGGGAGATCAGATCCCCAATAAGCTCTTGGTTCGCGTACATCACCGACAGGTTTTGAAGAACCTGGTCGACGTGAACGCTTCCGGGGCGGACCGCCTTTAGCTCAAGCAGCTCTGAATTTGCACGCTCAATTTCGAGCATGATTTCCGGATCGGACTCACGCCCACGAATCGCGTCACGGATGTATTGACGAGTTGCACGGTAAGCGCGCGCCGACTCGTTGTCGTTTTTGTAGGACTCGCCAAGAGAGACGGCCCCAGGAGTATTCTGGAATTCCATTGTGTGTTTTCCTGTTGGTCGCCGCGATTAGGTCGCAGGTGCTCGGAAGTAGGATGCGTAGGAGATATCGAGCGGGCGCAGATCAGCTGCGACTCCGGTCTCAACCCAGATACCGAGCGATCGAACCGCTCCGGTTACGGTTGCTAGCGCTACGTCTGTGCAACCGTCTGTAGTGGCGACAGCTGGCAGATTGATCGTGCAACCTCCGGTTCCAACGAGCGCCATAACGACCGCGTTGGATCCGAGAGGGACAGCGCGAATACGATCGCCAGCGGAAGCGCCAGCATCGAGCGCAATGTGCGTAGCCAGACCGCTAGCAGTGGTAACGGCCGTGCACGTTGTCGCTGTGGCGCGAAGAATTGGCTGACCCTTTAGGACGGCAGCCGTAACGGTAAACGTATCGATGCGCGCTTTTTCAAGCTGTTCGTAGTTGGACATTAGGCATCACCTCGCGCGCGGTTTCCCGCTGCATTTGCCTTGGCAAGCAGCTTCGAAGGCTTCGCGCCTCGTTCAGCTGCGGAGTTCTTGTTTGACCGAGTGCCTTCGCCTTCGATCTTCTCTTCAGTGATCTTCAAATCGGCGAACTTGCCGACGAACGCGGTGAACTTTTCGCGACCCATCGAGGAACGGAGCTCCGTAAACTCTTCCTTTTGGGCTGGGGTAATTTTCTTACCAATTACCGCCGCGACGTCTGCCGAAATGGCTTCTTCGTCGAGCTTGTTTGCTCGGGTTTTCTCGGCTTCAACCGACTTTTGAAGGTTCACGATTAGCGCCGCGTTTGCGACTGCTTCGGTTTCGAGCGTCTTGATTCGCTCGTCCTTGATCTTGGCGTCACGTTGAGCCGTTTCGAGTTCGGCATTCTTCGCGGCCAGCTCAAGCTTTAGCTTTTCTGGATCCATGTGGGTGTCCTCGTCACGGCTCGCCACCGTGGCGGCCTGTCGTTGTTCGAAGGCTTTTGCCTTCATTTTTGCGAGCCCCTGCGGATTAGCCGGCACGGGCGTCATTGAGATTTCAAACAGTTCGTTGTTATCGAGAACGTAAACGTCTTTACCGTCTCGCTTCTCGTAACGAACGTCTCGCGGTAGGAATCCAACCGAAACACCGCGTAAGGTTTTTTGGCGGATTGACTGCCAAACCTGCTCCGCTATCGGGTTCGCGTCAGCGGTCGCAAAGATAAACTTCGCACACAGTGCACCACTCTCAACGCGAACGTTTTCAGCTCTTCCTACGGGTAATTCACGAGACTTGTGTGCAAACAGTACAACCGGGTTTAGGTTGTATCGTTCGAGATTCCAATTTTGCGCGACGATCTCACCGTACGAATCAACGGCATCGGTTGACGCGACTACATCGATCGATCGCGCCTGCTCGTCGAGTGACCGGATGGCGAGGCCATACGATCGGCATACGAGCGCGTCGTCGTTTCGTGCTTCTGGTTCCATGATTCTTTCGCGGAAGACTCACGCGTTGGCGTCGTCTTCTGGCTTGTCTTGGTTCGCGTCGACTGGCTTTCCGCCGTCGGTTTTGCCGTTGTCATTGGCCTGATCATCCTCACCAATCACGCGCTCACCGTCGGTCGGTGGCGTGATGTTGGTGGCTTCGTAGAACCAGTTTTCGCCGATTCGAGCAGAGGCGTTTTTGAAGTTCAGGACGGCCTTGGAAAGCTTCTCGAGGTCCGCCGGATCGTCGGTTATGAACTCGAACGTTCCAGGTCGAACGCGGTCGCCACCGTTGTACTTGGTGAACGGCGCCAACAGTTGACGAGTGATGTATTCAGCGGCGTTTATCGCGTTGGCGTCGCGAATCATCTTCGGGTTTTGTGAACGCGTCTCTACCGCTGCCCGTGCCCCGTTTTCGCCTGGCTCTAGCTGGTCAGCGCTGCCGATGATCGCTTTGCAAACCTCTCCACCAATCCACTGCAAAAGAGCCTGGTGTACCGACTTCGAAGCGCCACCGCTTGCGGCTGCACCTTGGGGCCAAAGCAGCTCTATCTCGACGTCTTCGGAGTGGACCGCTGCACCGCTCGTCATGATGTCGAGCAAGATGCGCTTTAGAATCGCGATATCGTCTTTATCTGCGTTCTTCTTGTACTTGCCAAGCCGCTTGGGCTTCCAAGCAAGCTCGGCCATCTGCATCATATCGCGGTAGGTCCAGTTTCGACCTTGAGCGAGCCACACGATCAAACGAACAAGACCCTCGCGCGCCGGCGCGTCACCGTTTACACGTTGGCGGACCTGGACGAAGTTACCGTCCGCGTACTCTTTCAGTAGCTCGATACCAAGCGCTGGGTTTGTTCCGGCTTGGTTCGTGAAAACTAGAGCGCCGTCATACTCTCGGAAACCGAAGCGTCGGCAGTGAATCGGCTTGAAAAGCCTTGGTCCAACGTACTTTTCGTCATACCCCCAAACGACCTCTGTCGTCGAGTGGCCGAAAAGCCTAGTCTCGCCAATCGTGTGAGCGATGAAGTCGTAGCGCTTCTCCGCGTTATCAAAGAAGTCCGTGAACGCTTCACAGATCTTCTTCTCTTTCGCGCTAGCCTTCGGCGGTGGCTTTACCTTGTACTTGAGCTGAGAAACGGCCTGCTCAGCAAGGGAAAGGGCGGCGTGGATCGTGCCATCCTTTTGCCGTGAGTCGTGCCCAAGGTCGACTAGCTTGTACGTTTGTCCTAGGTCAGCGAGCGCCAGAATTCCCGACACCATGCGCGGCGTAATCCCGCCGCCAATCTGCCCGATTTGAGCAGACAGAGAAGGCTCGGAAATGATCAGTGACCCAGCGGGAGCGGCTGGTTTTTGGCTCGGCTTTGGTGCCATTCTTACTCAAATCCGTGCCAACGTGACTCGGGCTCGAAGTTGATTTCTTCTGCCGGTTCGTAAGTCTTCTTTTCGTCCGGCAAATCGAACTCATCAACGAGAGCCGCCAACGCATCAACGATGTCGTCGTGCGGGTCGTTTACGCCAGTGAATGCGCCAATCTCTTCCGTGAACTCGTGAACCCAATCGGTACCGTCTTCGTCAATTCCTACGCGAGGCAGGAAGACGCGCCCACGGTTCCAAAGCTTTGCCGCGCCTTGGGATCGCGTGAACTTGTCTTGAGTCGCTGGGAGAGCGTTTAGCGGAACACCGCCAGCACTAAACAGGTCAGCGATTGCCTTTTCGGTTCCGCCGCAATACCAGCGAATTGGTGCTCGATTTGAGTCGTAAACACCTTTGGCTGTGACTATGAATTCGTCTGAGCGTTCGCGTCTAATCTTTGCCCCGGTTAGGTAAATGTCCCAACCGTCGGTGAGCGCCGAAAGTAATACACTTCGGTCTGCTCGGCTTTTCTTCGAGTAGGCGAGATCTAAACCGTGAGCCCTGCGGAATCTTACCGGGAGCGCTTCTGGCGAGTAGTATTGCGGGGCAGCGTCGAAAACCCGCCCACCGCGAGGCCTTGGATCACCTTGGTAGAGTGACGCAAAGCGAAACGGATTCTCGTCCCTGATCTTCTGAATTAGTTCAAGCGGCCACTGCGACGGAAGTAGGGCTATTTCCTTGCCGTCTACCTCGCGAATTGCTTGGATGTTATGACCGCGCCAGCCCTTCTTTTTATAGCGGCCTATTGGGTCGTCCGGGTGCCACCTGGTATGGACTAGAATCAGTGTTCCGTCTGGCGTCAGACGTGAAACAACGTCGTCCTCAATCCAGTTAAAAATCTTTTCTCGCTCTACCGTCGACTCCGCTATCTCGCGCGACTTTACCGGATCATCAACGATAATAAGGCGAAAACCGCGACCAGTTAGTTCTCCGCCAACACCTCGGGCGATTAGTCCAGATCCGCTAACTGTGTGCCACTCATCCTTGCGGTTCGAGTCGTCGGCGAATTGTAACCCAGACAGTCGAGCCAAGCGCCGAACGTCCCGCGACTGTGCGGCAGCAAACGTAGCCGTGTGTGTGCAGTAAGCGACCTCGTCCTCTGTCCACACGTGGAGGTGCTTGACGATGGCGTGCTTGAGTGTCTCTGACTTCCAATGCCGAGGCGGAACCGAGAAAAAAAAGAAACGCTGACCGTCGTGCGGGGCGATCGCCGCTTCCAGCTCGTCGACAAGTGGTGCCAGATGGTCTGGCCTTGCCGTTGCTTGCCCTTTGATTGTCGGGCTGAGCTTCGGGATTAGGTCGTAGACCGATTCGGACGCTATCGGGTCAGCTTCCAGCTCGTCGAATTGGGGTGACGTTGGAGCCGGAAGGTAGCGGTCTATTCGCCGCTCCATTGACGCCAGCTTGTCCAGAAATTCGAGCATCGATAGTCTTCCAGGACATCGCGACCTCAGCGACAAGCTTTAGAGCACCGGCAATCGCCTTGACGGCCTCCGGGTCACCACTGTCGCAGACGGTTGCCGCGTTGCTTAGAAACTCAACGCACTTGTTCAGGCACCCGGGAACCTTTGCCGCCCACTCGTCGTCCAGCGCCTTCCTTTTTTCGCGGACACTTTCGACAACTTCCGGACACTTCCCGGTCTTTAGCTCAGCTCGCCACCTTCGCAAAGTCCGCGGAATCAAACGGTATTTTGAACAAGTTGCCTCATCGCCCAAAGTGACCGCTTCGAGGATGATTCGGGCGCGCTCTTGTGACGCCCAGTGCTTTTCACCCTTCTTGGACACGCTGTACCTGATTCAGCTTCCCCGCCAACACCCGTCTAAAATCCGCATCCCCCAGCGTCGCCCGCAGTATCCTCGTCCCTCGCGTTGAGCGTCTGGGCTTGGTCCTGCGTTGCGTCCACTCGGTAGGGACTTCGATCGTGATGCGCCGGGGCATGAGAGAGTCAACTCGCCCACACGCAACGGCGAACGAGTTGGAGTTTGATGGGGACTGCTCGGCTCTGAGCTATGCAACCACTAGGTGGCGCTACGGTTCGCGACGCCGTTCTCTTGTCCCAGTTGCAGCCTCCGGAATCGAACCGGCTACCTCTTGGTTATGAGCCAAGCGGGCTACCAATGCCCTATGCTGCTATAGATGCCACCTCGGGCGGGCCGTGTGTGGCGGTTTCAGGAGTCGTCTTTGCCAGTGGCCTGGCGAGCGAGCGATTCGCCTTGCGTCTCCCTTACCTATTAAGAGGCGGTTCACTGATCATCTTTCCGATTCTTTCCGTCGATAACCAGTAAACCTACATCGTTTGCTGCCCTCTGACGTGCCTCTTTTCCCTTCGAGTAGCCCGGCCTTATCGAGTTCATCGATCCGAATCAGCACCGTCGGCATGACCGCGGATAAGCGCTCCCTTGACACAACCCACTCGGACCGAGGTGTTTCCTGAAAGCACCAACCAGCGCGACGAAACCGACGAAGCGTCACGATAGGTTTCCACCCCAAAGCACGCGAGACCCTCCAGAGCTTAATGTTACATTCCGACATCGACCAACGCCTCCCATTCTCGTTCAGCTAAATTCAAGAGCTCGATGGTCTCTTTCAATACCCCAGCTAATAACTTCGCCCGTTTCTCGTTCTTCTCAACCTTTTCCAGGTTCGCTTCTTCGATTAGCGCTTGAAGTTGTCTCCACGGTTCAACCTTGCGTTTTCCTTTGCTTTTCTCGCGCAGGTAATGAAGCAAGTCGTGACCCGATACAGTCCGCGGAGCGCAAGCCCAAGCGCGCCCCATCGTGTCTTTTAGCGCTTCGCCTGAGTCTCCCCAGCAATCAACCAATACCCCCGCTAAAGCTGGTGACATGTGCGAAAAACGCCTCGAAACCTTCGCGTACCGAACAATAACCGTGTCCGGAGGCGACTCCTTAGCGGCCTCTTTCCGGTTGATGGTCGGCTTGGCTGTCGCGTTTGAGTCGTTCTTTTTGATTCGAACCGGTAGATAACCGTTGCCTTTGCAGTTCTCGCAGTCCTTACCAGTCTGGTGCTTTATCGGCTTCTCGAGTCTCTCGGGTTCCAATTCTTCACCGTCACCATCAAAAACCCTTCGATGTGTCTGGATCCATGGAACGTCGAGCACCCCGTAGGTTTTACAGATCGGGCACGGACGAGAGGTGAATGCTCTGTCTTTTATCGCCTCAAGCGTCGCCGAGAACGTCGACCGCTCAAAGTACGAAGTGTCGCTCGTCAGAAACAAGATCAGGTCTTCAGCTTCCTTCATTTGCGGCCACCAGTACCTTTCTAATCTCTTCCAGTCTCTGTGGAGAGATGAACTTTTCTGGCCTTTTGCGGCCCTTCTTTACATTGCAGTCGTAGCACGACGGCACGACATTAAAAGGCTCTGAGCCTCCGCCTCGGCATATTGGCACGAGGTGGTCAATTGTGAGTATGCGCGGGACAGAACAGCAATAGACACACTGTCCGCCAAAGGCAAAAACGATCTTATTCCACTGGGCCTTTGTTAGAACCGCATCGAGTCCACGAAGAATTGCCCGTTTGTTGTTTCGAGCGATCTGCCCGCCGCCAATGCCAATGTACCTACTATGTATTGTTTTTCGCCTATTGTAGAAGGCTGGATCGTTGGTAATGCTCCGAAAGGCAAACAGCTCATTCGGGCCAAGCTCCTCGGCTTCCGCCAACGCGTCCGAATACCCGTCGTAGTAAGACACGCACGCGATGATCGCTGTTTGAAGCCTCATTGAGTTATCGATCGACTCGGCTATTTGCTCGCAGCCTCCAAACACAGGCGGTGGTTTTTCTCTCCTGCTTACCCTTGACGTCGCGTCTTTCATGCGTCACCTTTCGTTTGTCTAGATCACCGCAACGTTT